ATCACTCTACTTCGTGCCGTTCTTGACTCAAATATAACACTTTTTTTTAAATTAGTGTCAATTAGCACTAATATATCAAGATACATTAGTGCTTATCGCCCCTCATCGGGGCTTTTGTGGGACAGAATCCAGGGCAAAGCCCTTACGATTCCGTCTCCACGTTTTTTTGGATATCTCCTTCGGAGTTATCCACAGACTTATCAACATTGTTGATAACTTTTTTTCGAGATTTAATATCATTAATCTCATTTTGATATAATTCCGCCAATTCTTGACGTTCAGCTAAATCCAATGTTAATGGATTTGGTAAAGTATCCTCTTCATCATAATAATCATCAAGGCGACCGCCCACTGGGAGCCCCCTTGCATATCTTTCCAAAATAGTCTTAATAGACATACTTTGGTCAGGTACAGTCATAGAAGGTTGAGTAAAAATTTTGTAATTCTTTTCAAAAGAATTTGCATTTAAAGAATTTTTAACTTTCATAATTTTTCTAATTTATCTCTTCCGAGTTGTGAGTCATTATACATACGTCGAAACAATTGTTCAACTTTTTCACCATATCGCTTTCCAGCAAATTCACCATATTCACCAACTAAATCTTGCCATTCTTGCTCAATTTTATCAGGCATAATCTTTTTAAAATGACGATTAATAATTTGTTTTTGAATATCATTGTATATTTTATCTTTGTAATATCGTGGCATAGCCACTTTTTACCATCTTTTAAAGGAACATACATACGATTTTCTAAATCATTAAAATGCCATTTCTTCATTTGAGGAGACAAATAATTTGCACCTAAACCTTTAGACATTAAACTAAACTCCTTTAATCTATCGTCATTTTTATGCATTGGTATTTTACCTTGCTTTTGCATATATTTTAGAGTATAACCTATAGAAGCTTCATTAACTTCGCCAATAAATATAGAACCAATAGGACTACGCCTATTACCAGTTTTGTAGAATGACCAAGCTTTTTCAACTTTTTCAGGGTCTGCGTTAAATATAATAGCATGATAATGAGGGCGGTTTCTTTTTCCACCATATTCACCACATATATAATACTTCAATTTTCTATTGGAATCTTTCCGCAAACGTTTCATAAAAGTTTGGATGTCCCTTTTATTTAGAGTCATAAACCCATTCTTTGTCAGAGGTACGTATTCAGTATCATAAGTTAAAGTAACAAATAAAGCAGTTTCAGAAACTTCGCCCTCTTTTACCAACCTAAAAGACCATCCCGATGTCCTCCGTTTCATACAATTCGGACACTTTCCACATGGTAACGACATCCATGTATATTGTTTTTCATCCCATTTTGGAAACGGAGTTAAACATCGAGAAGACATTAAATAGTAGGTGTACCGTACTTAGGCATAGGTCGCACTGCCTTAATTTTATTTAGTACGTGACAATATAACTTCTGAGCATCTGGGTCAGTAACAGCAAAAATACGTTCAGTATCTTCCGGAGTACACTCAATAAATTCTTGAGACAATGTAGGTTCAGACGCAAATATTCTACCTAAATGCCAATAATCTAAAGAAGTTTTAAAATCACCAGCAACACGAGAAGGCATATATTTATATTCAGCATATCTAGGAACATATCCAAATGTATCTTCTTTATTAGCTGTATAAGCATACAATTCTTGTAACTGAACATCTTGTTCACCAATATTAGCAAAAGATGGCCAAAAGTAATCTAAAGGGTCTAACTTTAAATATGTTCTAGGAATACCTTGCTGATAAGCAGTTTTAGGCATAACAGACATAATACCAATAATATAACCATGCTCTTCAGCATAATAAGAACCACTTTTTCCACTAGACACAGCAATACCGTGTCCAGCCATATTACCTTGTGGTAATTCACCTTCAGTACCAGAAGTATTTAAAACTTCACTAACAACAACAGGAGTTTTAACGCCTGTAATATATTCAGGACGTTGTAAACGAGCATCAGAAGATTTAACACCAAAATGTGATAAAATACTTTCAATATAACGTGTACCTCCACGAGCATTTTTTTCAAGCCACTCTTGTAATCTATATGCTCTACGTAAATCATTAATTGTAGTAGGTTCAACTGTTAAACCATCAGTTTGAGCCCATAAATCAGTAAGGCCAACATTAGTGTCACCAATAACAACAGGGTCACCAGAAGAACCATTAAGAGTAGTAGTACCAACATTAGAATAAATATTAGCATCACCGTTAACAGCACCTAAAGGAATATCAACTGCAGCACCTTTTTGAGCAAAAGGTAAAGAAGCAGTAAAATAATCATGTTCCCAAGCGCGATTTCTAAGATTTAATAATTCATTAATACGAGCATTAGAAGTACCATTATTACCATCAGTTAATTTATAATCAACAGGAGCAACTAAATTTTGGTCTCTATAATATTCATTATAAATAGCTTGATAAGCAGCAAAAGGTAATAAACTAATAGAGGTTGAAGGAACATCATTACCAGGTAAAGGTAATCCCATATAATCCGCTATTTGACGGCGAGTAGTACCAACAGAGTATTGAGGCTCTAAATTATTAGTAGTAATATATGGTAATACATATTCAGTACCTGTACCATTAGGTCCATTGTTAGTAATAAACTTTTCCCAATTATCCCATAATATACGATTAGGAACAAAGAAATAATGCATAGTAACATCCATACGATGCATAACTGGCGCAGTCATCGGCGCAAAGCGAATAATTGATTCGCAACCTAATTCAATAGAATCACCAGGTACTACCTCTAAAGTAAGAATAGGAGTTAATTGCCCCATATTAGTAGACAATTTAACATCATGAGTAAGGTCAAAGAAATTCTTCTTAGGTTTCTTTAACTGAATTGAGTTAAAAATATTCTTTGCCATAATTATAAACGGATTCCACCGCGTGACATGTAATAAGTACGTGAAACTTTTCTCTTGCCGTAACCTTTACGACCGTAGGACTTACGTCCTTTGTAACCTCTACGATTTCTCATTTTCGTTTTGTTTTAAGTGAAACATTGTTATTTGAAGTAATCCACAAATACTATCTAACCTGGAAGCAACCAGGGATTTTTGTTCATCCTTTAATTCCATATTCTCTATGGTTTTAATAGACTCTTGAATAAACTCTATAAATTTTTCCATTATTTTCTCATTGATTTAATTGGAGCAGATGGTAATCTTTGATAAGTATTATTAATAGTAGATTTTCGACCTAACATATTCATAATAGTAGAACCACCTGGTAATAAATTAACAAAGCCACCTAACAACTTCATAATCTGATTCATATCATAATACTCATAATCGTTTTTCTTAATTTTCTCTTCCCATTCCTTAATTTTAAAATCAATTCCTGAGTTTTTTAATTGTTGTCCAAGATTCAAAACTTGTTGTTTAGAATAATTAACATTTTGTTCATCAACTTTGATTTTTTGTTTTAAAGCTTCTAAAGATGTATCATATAATTCTTTTTGATTATGAACAGTAAATTGATTTTTTTGATTTTCTAATTGCTTACCCATAGTTTCAAAAATCTTAATTAAACCATCTTGTTTTAACAATTCATTTTGTTCTTTCAAATTATTAATTTGAGCAGCTTTAAGCTGAGTATCATAATAAGCATCAATGGCCATACCTGCAGGACGAATAAGATCAACCTGAGGGGCAGTAGGATTATATGACTGAGGACTTGAAGTACGTACGACAGGACTATTAGACATCTGACCATATATAAGATTAGGATTTAAACCGGCTTCTTTAAAACGAGCCATTTGTTCTTTAGGACTATTATATAGATTTTGCATGTTCCAATCAGCAAGAGCATCAGCTCGTTGCTTATCATACATCTCTTTAGAATAACTTAATTGAGAAGTATTAGTTCCAAGAGTAGAACCAGCGTTAATAGCAGAACCTAGTAATCCACTTCCAGCGGATATAAGACTAGGTATAAGTGAGGCTATAGGCATAATTTTGTTTTTTTTGTTTTTTTGACACTTTAAAAGTAGTGTTTTTATTTCGTTTATCACTCTACTTCGTGCCGTTCTTGACTCAAATATAACACTTTTTTTTAAATTAG